CCAATACTCTTGCGGCTGAAGCCGCACCGGTATCTCCCTCGTCAGCCTTCCTAGCTGCGTTCACCAGAGCCTTTTCTAGTTGTTCTATTGTAACCCTTGGTGTGACTTCTGATGTCCCGTTTGCCATATTCGTTAGCCCCCTGGACCGTATTTTCTAAGAGCGTCTTGCACCTCTGGGTTTACTGGCGCGGGCGCTCCGCTTGGGGTGCCGCCGAATTGAGGTGGTATGTACGGATTGAACGGATCAAGAGCATACACATCTTTGTATGGCTCAAACCCTGGCACTTTACTAAATCGCGATAGAGAGCTAGCGTGGTCATCGTATTTAGCTCTTTCAACTCGCGCTGCAACATCAAGAATGGTTTTTATTTCTTGACGTGTCATGTCTGCAATATCGCCAGACTCCGCTCTAGCTAACAACGCTTGTTCGCCCTCAGTAACTTGACCTTGACCCTTCAGTTTAGAGCGCCCTGCCAAGGTAAGCTTTGACAGACCTTGTATAACTTTTCTAGTTTGAATTAATCGTTGTTCAGCATCTTGGCCTGACACTCCCAGAGTGACTCCTATTCTGTCTAATAAGCTGAATGCTGTGCTACCGGGGCCAGTAGTTGCTTCTGGCAACGCCGCCGCGATTCTGTTTATAGTGTCCATATTTTGGCCTGTTTGTTTAGCCAAATCGAAACTAATGTCCATTCTGTCAACTAACTTAGAGACTACGTCTTGCCCAGTGTTGACGACCATAGAGCTAGGAGGAGGGGGGTCACCTAGCCGCCGCCCTAGACCTGTTGGAGAGGAAGGATTGAGTTCATAAATCCCGTCTTTCGTTCTGACGGTTTTTGGGGGCTTAGCCCCGGCTTTAGTTCTTTCTACTTCTAACTGCCTTGTATGCGCCAAATTACCCGCAGCAATAGCTCTCCTGTTTGCTAACTCCTTACCCTGCAACTCAAACGCCAACTCTGCTAAATCTTGGTTCCCGCCAAGCGTTTGGATTGCGCCCGGCAAATCTGACCGCGTTTCATACTTAGGCACCGCACCGATCCTTGGAGCGTCAGAACCCACCATTACTTCTCTAGGTTGCATTTGCCCTAGTGCCGTTTGAAGCGCAGTGTTCCTAGCCGCTACCCTTGTGTCATAGGCAGCTTCCCTTTGTTTAAACTTTTCCTCTGCCTCATCTCTTGCTTGCTTGGCAATAAAAGCCTGACCCAGACGCGACAAGCCTTCAACCATGCCGCCACGCGCTGGGCCGGTTGAGATACCTTTTTTGAGTGCTTGCGCTAATAAGTACTGCGGGTTGGTTAAGTTAAACCTCTGCCGTCTTTGCGGGCGTGTCGGCAGAAACCCTCTAATGCCCAGTGCCATTATGCGGCCCTCCACAACTTGCCGTAATCCACCGCAAGCCAATCACCGACTTGCACAACCGCCTCTGGTATTCTCTCCAGAACGTCTTGAGCCATGACGCCAATCTGAGCTTCACCACCCCAGATGTAATTGTAGCGATAAACGTCAAAGCCCTTCCAATGCGCTATCTTCTGGATGTTTTTCTTCAACCGCCTGTCAGAGTATTGCGCTATTGCCGCTCCACCTAAGTCAGCCAGCGCACCGATACCGGCTTGTTGCATACCCATTTGCTGGTTGTAATTGTTCGCATCAATACCCGCAGCCAGACTATAGGCACCCGTCACGTCTGTCGGCGCTACGCCCGTCTGTGGCCCCGTCATCATCGTTGGGCTTTGGATGGCCCCTTGACCCTGTAAGAGTGCCGCCAACTCGTTAATCTGTTGGTTCCTCGACATGAGCTGTTCATTGAAATAATTCTGTCGAGCTTGGTTAATAGTGTTCATGTCGAACGTGCGTTCGCCCAACTGTTGGCCTCTGGTTTGTAAAGCATTGGCAAATAGCCCCTGCCTCATGGCCTCACCCGCAGCGATTGAGTCATAACCCGCCGCTATGCCAGCGTCCGACCTACGTCGTCCAAAGTCATCCATTGCCGTTGTGTAGGCTTCTGATCCAAGCGCAATCCCTTGATTGGCAAGTTGTGTTTGCAAAGCCTCTTGCTGTTGATCGAACTGAGGGTTCAATCTGTTCATCACACGGTTAAACGCTGCATCCGATGCCGCTTGGCTTGCCGCCCCAAAATCACCGGCACCCGGTATGGCCTCTAACCCTGAGTAATCAATTCCCGTCTGATAAGCTGGTGCGCCTTCTAATGTAAAAGCATCCGTTGGGAAGTTCCCGATTGCACCCTGTGCCAGACCAAGCATCCCCTTACCAATAGCAACATTTTGGTCATATAAACCTTGCTGTTCTGGGGATAGCGTTTGCGTGATGCTATACCGATCATCCCCCAAGTCAGAATACGTCACAGACCCAAATGGCGTATAAGTGTCCATCCGGTTCATTCGGCCTTGCAGACGCGCAGTCTCCGCATTGGCCGCACCTTGTGCCGCAGCTAACGCCGCTGGATTCGGCGCAGCGGGTGGGCTTGGTGACGAGAATAGGTTCTTAATAAAGCTCATAGCTCTTTCCTCATTAAAACAGCCACTTTTTCATACCCTTCCAAGACCCTCTCCCAACCGGGACGGCCCATAATTTCCAGACGGTCAAAGCCTTCCGCTCTGGCGTAGATTTCAATCTCTGTTTCGATTTCTAAGAGTTCGTGGATGTCACCACCCGCCAAACCTATCCGAAGCGTGTTCCCGTCAGCCGCAACGATTGCCGCGCTGTTCTCTCTGCTAAAAAACGAAAACTCTCCAGTGTGTAGGGCTTGCCGAACTTCTTCTCTTTCTATCCCGTCGCCCATCTGCACGGCCCTCTCCAAGAGAGGCCATGCGCTATCGAAGTCCAGTGCCTGCAATGTACTGAACATCCGTGGCATGCCAAGCAACACTCTGGTTTGTCGTTGACGTTCTAATTCGTATCGCCGCGTTGTAACCTACGCCGGTCACAGACCGCCATGTCTGGATAGGCTCAGAAGCGGATGCCCAGTGTGCATCGTCCCAAGTCGCAACGTCCCACTCTGCGCCTTCACTGGTCACAGATGACGGCGTGTAAACATTTGTCCCATCTTTAAAATCAACGTCGAAACCGATGCTCACAGGCAATGCGCCGTCAGAGGCGATAATTGGCCGTATAAGGGTGAACTGTTTCAGCGCCCCCCTACCACCAAAGTATTGGAAAGATGTCTTTCCATTGCCCTCTATGGCCGTACCTGAGTCGTTTGCACCGGTATCTGCCAAGAATACCGCGCCAGAACCACCAAAATACAAGTTTCCCTCGTGAACCACCCAGGCGTTGCCGTTCATCCCTGTAAATCTACACCAAGAACCTGTTGTTAAGTTGACAACAAACTGGTGATAATCCCGAACCGTGGAATTTGGCACGTTGAACACGCCAAACCCACCTTTGGGATAGAGAACCGTTTGCCAGCCAAACGTAGTCTTGAAGTTTCGCGCTGCCTCTTTCACCGAACCCGATATTTTGTCGGAAATGGCTTGACTTGGCGCAGAAAGTCCTAGCGGAAGCACTTTGGACAGAGGCAAGAACCCGTTTTCCGTTGTAACAATAAGGTCAGCCCCGACCTTCTCAACGCAACGCCGCCCTATTGGTCTTCCAATGTTAAAAACACCCACCAGCTTCCAAGCGTCTGCGCTGCTAGGGTTGGTTCCAGCGTAGACTATGGCCTCGCCTTCACTGGTAAGAAATACAGCAAGATCGTCCGACCCGTCGCCACCATCCCTTGTCCAAGTTCCAATCGCTGACAACGTGCCGCCCCGCGTAGCTATCGAAGCAAGGTCAAAGGTTGAAACCGTGCCAGCTATACTCGCCACAGGCAGATAGCCAAACTTGAGGCTGTTGGTTAAAACAAAGAACAAGCGCGTTTTGTGCGCTGTAACGCCGACTATTGTGCTTCCCGTCACACCGCTGATGGTAGGCGTAGCCCATGACGTTCCGTTAAAGTGCCGTGGCGCATCCGCTCCGTTTGCTATCCACAAAAAGTTGCCGCCACTGGTGCCAAAATTTACATATTGAAACTGTCCGTTGGATAAGCCTGAGATAGCCGCAGAACCAACAGACCCCGAACTTGTTACATCGTAAATATTGCCGCCCGTAGTAGCAGCAAACATCTTGCTCGCCGCACCCGACTTGTACGACATAAGAGACTCAACATCATGCGTCAAACCTGTGGCATGAGACGAACTGCCTTTCCTTAAACGTACCTCGTTCTCGTCTGGGAAGAAGTTATCTAAAACCACCGCATCGGCTGGCCCCATCATGTCCACCGCATCACGGGAGTTCCAGCCCCCTATTGGTGCGGGGATCGACGTACCTTGTGCCTGTCTCATGGTTCGACTTCCATTAATACTTTAGCTAAATCTTGCCCGTCACGTTCCAGCATCTTGGAGCGGTCGAGAACGTTTTGATCCCAGGTGACGTAGTTGCGGGTGCCTTCGCCCCCTGCGCGACTACCCTGATCGAAATACTTGAGGCCGGGGATGCCAATATCGCGAAGGGCTTCGGATGCGTCTTTACGACCGCCAAGACCTGTTACAACTCCCTTATAAAATTCTCCCCCTGTTAAAGAATCATCTAAAAGAACCGCCTTTAATTCTTGTATTTCGTCCCTCAGTTTGTTGCTCATTTCGGCCCCGCCAGAACGGCGAACCCACGGATCATTAAGTCTGGCCTGTAACGCTTTAATTTCTTTAGTAATCTGTTTTCTATCAGCGGCAGATACCGAAACCATATTCGCCAACGCTTTGCGAACGCTTTTCGGCTGCTCACTCAGCGGCTTGTCATAGTCAAGATACTTGGCAACGTCAGCATCGGGGATGTCGAGTTTGTAGAGGGTGCCACCCGCAGGAACATATGTAATAGAATCTGCACTCGCGTCATGCCATTTGAGAGCATCCTTAAATTGCCCCAACATATCATCAAACCTGTTTTGATCGATTGCGCCAACTTTTACATAATTTTTATATACGGAAGTTCCGTCCTCCATCTCTTTAATATTTTTTCTCAAAGACTTTACTGCTGCGTCAACGCTTCCCTCTGAGGCTACCGCTGAAGAAAATATTGCTTGAGCACTTTGGTCTCCGCGCCAAGCCCCGCCTATTTTTGGCCCCCCAACCGAAACCCCTGCGCTCCCTCCAAGAGTGTCTTTGTAGGATTCAGCAACCCCTGGCGATTCCGCACTATAAAACCCATAGCCATATGCCTGATGGCCCTCGCCAGTGCCGATCTTGTCCAGCCGTGGTCTGCCATGCGGAAAGTCAGGCTCCGGCGCGAAACGATGCGGACCACCATGAAAGACGTTAGCCCCCAACACCGCACCCCGTGGAGCCGCGCCCGTCGCCGCGCTTAACACCCCCCCAGCAAGAGGAGCGTCGATCATAAATTGTGTTACCGCATTCGGATTAATTGGCGCGGCCCCTGCAAACATATCACTGACTCTAGCTGCACCCATTAGTGGGTCATAAAGCAATCCTGGCAAAGCAAACTCTAGGCTCCGTTCCTCTGTGATGTCATCACCGGGGTCGGTAAACGTGCGCCTTCCAACAGGCAAGATTGTCGCCCGATCTAACGCTGGGTCAGAAAGCGTGTTAGCTAACGAGCGAGGTAAAGACGGAGACATTAAAGCGTCCGCTACCTGACGCCGGTCATAACCCCGCTTCATTTAAGTGCCGTAGTTAGACGATGGAATATTGACGCCAAGGAACCCGTAGTCCATTCCCGCCATGTCGATGTTAGGCTTCGCGCCGTCCTGACCTCTGACAAGTTCAAGCCGCTCGCGGTAATGAGAGAACGAGGTTGCAAAATCTAACCCTCTGCCTTGCAGCCATCTAAACGTGACGCCCAAGGTCATAAGCTCCTCATCAAAGACAACCGTGTTTGCATCGTTGTTGAACGCTGAACCATCAGCCACCGCAGGGGTCGCCCCCGAATTTAAGTCTACCCAGTTTTTAGAGAAATACTCAAATTTCACCGATTGGCTTGCCGCAGGGTTTGGAGTGAATAAAAGCGTCCCGCCTCTGATTCTGAAGTAATTCGTAACCCCTGTAGTAACGTCAGACTTTTCCCTTTGCCATTGGACATCCGTAAGCGGTCCAAAAATCTTCTCGCTGGTTGTCCGATTCCACATGGTGTCGTTAGAGAAGCGGTCAAAGTCGGATGCTATGGTTGTCATCACCCCTTGGCT